TTTCAAAGCAAACGAAAAATGGCAGAAGACAGATTCAAAGTTTATTGTGAGTGGTGCCACGATTGGCACTACACCGATGAAGTTGAAATGTTGAATATAGAAGAAGACATTCAAGGGCGTGATGTGATGCACTTTGAATGCGGACAACCACCATCATGGAACGAAGACATTTCCCGATATGATGGTACCTCATCACTTGTTTATAAGGAATAAATTATGTTACTCGCAAAACCAAAATTGACAAACACACTAGATGCAAAAGAATTTGAGACATTCGCAGAGTGCCAAGAATATCTTGAAGCATATACTGACATTTCAATGCCGCTTGTTGAATGGATCGCACTTGGTAAGATTCTCGTTGCAGAGACAATGACAACACCAGAATTCTATCCGAAGAAAGTGAAGGGGCAAATCGTTATGGCTAAATTTGATATTGAAGAATTTGCATGAACGAACGAATTCGAGAACTTGTTAGACAGGCTGGACTAGATGATGCCGACTTTCCTATTGAGAATTGGGATAATGTTCCCTTAGCAAAGTTCGCCCAGTTGATTATTATTGATGTGTGCAATACTTTATCTGCAATTCCAAATGACGATAGAATTAAAAAAACTTCCACCGAACACATGACTAAATTGTTTGATGGAATAATGGAACATGTGTCGGATTTTTTAAAGGAAAAATATAATGTCTGACTATACACCAGACAAATGGCTAATGGTCAAACTGACTAACAAAGACAATGAATCCCATTACAGGATTTTTGCATGTTGGTATGGCGGCTATCTTGGTAGTGATTCTTGGAAGTTAAATTCTGGAGTGACTAAAATAACAGAAGATGCACGTTCATATTATTTCGAAGGTTCATCTGGTTCAGTTTATATCTGCAATAAAAGTTACTATGGTTGTAGCGGATATGGCGCTGGTGTGTTAGGGGGCTTAATCGAAAAGAGTAAAGATACTCTGACGATGGAAATTCTTTCTGAAGAAACAAATTTTATGGAGTTGAATTATGAGTGCAAGATTATCAATTGACTTTGACACCGCAGACAGAATTACTATGTTGAACCTGCAAGACCAATTAAAATATTTGCGAAAAGAACTTGAAGATTATAAAGAAGGAAAATGGTTGCATCCAGAAGATGTTGTCAATAACGCTAAAATCATTGAGGCTTTAGAACTGCTGATTCCATACTACGGAGGAACCGTGTGAATCCAATATTGCGTAATCGATACGATGAGTCCAAACGAAATGGTATAAACAAAAGATTCCGTTTCAAGGTTTGGTGTATTCGAACGTTTGGTTTTGTTGTGGGATTTATTACAGGAAGATAATTATGAGTGGTGGACATTTTCAATACAAACAATATGAACTCGGACACATGGCCGATGAAATCGAACAACTTATCATAGACAATGATTCTGAGGAAGTGAACGAATATGGAGACCCAAAAAGTTATGGGTATTCGCCAGAAACAATTGCAAAATTTAAAATTGCTAGAATGTCACTTTTATTGGCACAAATTTATGTGCAAAGGATCGACTGGCTGGTTTCAGGTGATGATGGAGAAGACTCTTTCCATAGTAGATTAGATGCCGATTTTGACGCCCTAGACCGCCGTTTGGGCGGCTCAGGTCCTGAGGACGTACTCTAGCATTGACTTATAGCAAAAAACCGCCCAAAACCGCCCTAATTCTGTCGTTTTTTTGCAACATTACCGAAAAAAGACTTGACAGGTGCTGGTTTTCATGCGATACTTAAGGTGTTGGTTGTGAGATTAAGGACTAATTATGAATGTTGATTTGATTAATGCTGAATTACAGACTGTTGCTTTAACCCAACAGCAAGAGGAAATTGACTTGACTTATCAGGACTTCCTTGATACAATGAATGCTTACCACGATATGATGATGTATGAATCGTATTCGTATGATGAAGATGCTATTTTTTATGGAGTGAATTGAACATGGCTTATATGAATCAAGAACGCAAAGCGAAGATTAAAGCAAACTTGGATGCCGCACTTAAAGGTACTGGCGTTAAGTATTCCTTGCGTTGCGATAGTCTCTCTATCACATGCACAATCAAATCTGCGCCTGTTGATTTTATTGCGAACTCTAACGAAACTTGCGGCCGTGACTCTTATCAAGTGGCACGTGGTTTTCAACCCAATACGACTGGTTACGACCAAGTGAATCATTACTATTATCAGGATCATTATTCTGGTAAGGCAAAAGAACTAATGACCAAAATCGTTACTGCGATTTACTCTGGTGATTATTATGACCGTAGCGATGCGATGACGGATTATTTCGATACCGCTTACTATGCTCATATCAACGTTGGCAAATGGGACAAACCTTTTGTTGTTACCGCTTGACAAACACCCCATGGTGTGTTACCATGTATCTCTTAGTTAACTCTTTTTAAGGAAATTATATTATGACTAAATCTGTTCAACAATACACAAAGATTTTTGAAGTTTTGCAAGCCGCTAATGCGCCAGTTCCAGTTAGCACCATTCGTGCGATTGACGGCATCGTTGCGACTCGACTCTCTACTTATCTGTGGGAAATCAAGAAAAATACGGGCTTTGCTGTTCGTTCCAATCGTGATGGTCGCACCGTTGTAAGTTATGAACTCGTTGGCGCTGGTACTGCACCTGTTGCAAAACCGGCTAAAGTGAAGGCAGTTAAGACTGCCAAGGCTCCCGTTGTTAAAGCGGCTAAGCCTGTGAAAGCGAAGAAAGTTACTCCTACGCCTGTTCCTGCTGGTGATTCCCTTGAAGGAATTATGTCTGCGATGGCAAAGTCTTCTGCAAAGAAACCCGTCAACTTGTTAGATGAAATCGATACAGACGTTGAGGACTTTGAAGACCGCCAATTTGCTGAAGCATATATTCGAACTTGATAATGAATGGAGTGGTATGGATGAACGTGACGTAATAGAACGATACATCCTTCAGGCATGGGACTTTGGCTTGACTGGTACTGACGTTGTACAATACGTCCAGTATATGTCAAGCATTCCTGCCTTTGAGATAGAACCTGTTTTACAAAATTTAATTGCGAGAATGTCAGAATGAAACTTTCACTATATGAAAAATTATTGCGATACAATTGGTTCTATAAATTGATTTTGCACTTTACTCTCATGGAGTATTTTGTAATTATAATTGTCGTTGGATTGATTATATGGATGTGAGCAAACTTTATCTAGACATGGATGGTGTTTTGTGTTCTTTTGAGAACCGCTATCTTGAATTGTTTGGCGAAAGTCCTGGCTCGTCTAGAGATAGAAAAAACTTTTCAAGTAACTGGACTAAATTCATTGAAGGTGAAAACTTTGCTACACTAGATTGGAATCCTGGCGGGCAAGAATTGCTTGCTTACGTGCGAACTATACCAAACATCGAAATTGAAATGTTGACTTCAAGTGGTGGAATGAAGTATCACACCGAAGTGACAATTCAAAAGACACAATGGCTTTGTGAACGTGGTATTGAATTTAAAATAAATACTGTACCTGGGCGTAAATTGAAAGCCGAATACGCAAGATCCACAACCATATTGGTGGATGATACTCCAGACGTAATTGATTCGTTTGGAGCCGCTGGCGGTATTGCTATACTGCATAAAGATGTAAATGAGACTATTGCTAAACTACAATTTTATTGTGAAGAGTATATTCTCCCACCTCATACAGATTGAGAGTAAAAAATGAAGATTGCTATTGCATCCGATGTTCACCTTGAATTTGGTGACTTGATTTTAAAGAACGAAGAAAACGCTGACGTATTAATACTATCTGGCGATATCTGCGTTGCGGCTGACTTCCGTAAATCTGATCCATACGGAATTATAGGAAAAGGTAAAAGCGAACGCTACATTGATTTCTTTTCTCGTTGCGCTTTTGAATTTCCAAAAGTACTTTACGTTGCTGGTAACCATGAACACTATCACGGTGACTATGCTGAAACGTTTACGATTCTACGAAACTATCTTGGACACATTCAGAATCTACACATCCTCGACAAAGAGAACGTGACGATTGATGGTGTGACATTCATTGGTGGTACATTATGGACTGACATGAATGCACAAGACCCTGTTACACTTTCACACATTCGTGGTATGATGAATGACTTTCGTATTATTGAAAATAGTACCGAAATGGTTTCATACAAAACAATGGTCAATGCATATGATGGTGATGGCAATGTAAAGTTAGATGAGAATGGACTGCCAATTCAGAAAGCAGAATTCCATAAGCGTCCTGCTAGATTTACACCAGAAGATACTGTACAGGATCACAAGAAAATGTTACAACATATTCAAGTGACAACTGCAATGCTTGGTGAGAATCCAAACAAATACGTTGTTGTTGGGCATCATGCGCCTAGCAAAGCATCTACGCATCCTCGATACAAAGAAGAAGTGTTAATGAATGGTGCATACAGTAGCCGTTTGGATCAATTCATTCTTGACAATCCACAAATCAAATTGTGGACTCACGGGCATACGCACGAAGACTTTGACTACATGATTGGTACTACTAGGGTTGTTTGCAATCCACGTGGATACATTAATCACGAAGACCGTGCTGATAACTTTAAACTAAAATACGTGGAGATTTAATGCAAGACCCTATCGACTTTGAAAACTCACATCCGTGTATGGAAAAGATTATTGAATCAGATAAACTTTTGCCAGTCACGAAATCAGTAGCAAAGATGTTGATGCGTAATCCATATACATCATTAGGCAAATTCTTTAGGAAATTATCCGATGAGAATCTACAAGTATTATCGGAAATAATTGAAGAAGGTGATAGTGAATTCAATGATGGTATGGAAGACATTGTATTGATGACAGAAATGTTATCCCGTGCCGAAGGTGTTCCTAGCCAATCCATCGAAGACATTACCGAAAATGTAAATTACTTTGGTGCATGTATTACCTGCGTTTCGCTTGCACGGAAGGGGTTTGTTCGTGTATACTATGATAACATGTCGTTTGGTACAGACCAAGGCGACAAAGTACTTGTGGAGAAACTATGAAAACTTATGATACCTTTGAAGACGTTGCCGAAATGGGTGCATGTATGAAACGTCCAATTGTAGTACATGCTAAACGCATTGACGAAGACTTTCGTGTGAATACACTCGAAGGCAATTACAAGCAAGGCAAAGCTGGTGATTATCTCATGCGAGGTATTGACGGAGAACTTTATATTTGTGATGGTCCAATTTTTGAAAAAACGTATGATTTTGTATGAACATCTACTATATTGACTATATGAACATTTTTTATCTCGACAAAAACCCAAAAGTCTGTGCAGAAATGCATTTGGATAAACACGTTGTTAAAATGATTATTGAATATGCACAATTACTTTCTACTGCTCACCGTGTTCTAGATGGCGTTATTACTGAAGGCAAATCACAGTCTGGAAGAAAACAAACAAAATATGTTCTTGACGATGAACGTGAAGGCATTCTTTATTCCGCAACTCATATTAATCATCCATCTGCTATTTGGGTAAGACAATCACAAGCAAATTATGTTTGGTTGTATGAATTGTTTGGATGGCTGTGTAATGAATACACCCACCGTTATGGCAAAAATCATGCGACTGCACGATTAGATTCTGAATTGATGATTCCCCCAAAAAATATTCCGTTGGGTGAATTTACCGAGCCTACGCCCGCAATGCCGGATACATATAAAGTAAAGAATGACGCTATCAAGTCATATCAAAACTACTATATACATGATAAGAGTAGATTTGCAAAATGGAAAAACAGAGAAACACCAGAGTGGTTCTCATACGGAGTGAAGAATGCCAACATACAACTTTCGCCATCGTGAAACAGGCGAAATAATCGAAAGACTTTTTAAAATTGCTGATAGAGAGGAATTCTTAGAACAAAATCCTCAATATGAATCTGTTATGCTAGGCGCCCCATCATTAGGTGATCCAGTTCGATTGGGTATTCGAAAGCCAGACAATGGATTTAGAGAAGTCCTTGCCAAGGCTAAAGAAGCACATCCAAGAGGCGATGTTAATACATTCTAATATGGGGATACATTACACAACAAGTAAAAGGGCTCCCATGGCAAGAAAATCAGCTACACCAAGAGTAGCAAATACTGAACCAGATATTCCATCAACCCCAAAACTCAAAGCAGTTAATAACACACTCAGACTCAGACTAGATGATTTAAAAACTTTTGATCCTTTAACAGAAAATCAAAAACTCTTTTTTGATGCATACAAACGTGGAGACTATTTTGTGGCACTTCATGGTGTAGCAGGTACAGGTAAAACATTCTGTGCATTGTATAAAGCAATCGAAGAAGTGATGGATAAAGCAAATCCATTTAACAAAATTATAGTAGTACGTTCTGCTGTTCAATCAAGAGAGATTGGACATTTGCCAGGTGACGTAAATGAAAAGATGGAAATCTATCAACAACCATATCGTCAAATCTGCGACACATTGTTTGGTCGCAAAGATGCATGGGATAGATTAGAAGAACAAGGACATATTGAGTTTATCTCTACATCATTCATTCGTGGTATGTCATTTGATGACGCTATCATTATTGTTGATGAAATGCAGAACATGACGTTTGAAGAGATAGATACAGTTATGACAAGGGTTGGATATCGTTCTAAGATTATTTGGTGTGGTGATTATCGCCAAACTGATTTGAATAAGAAAAAGAATGATGTATCGGGTATTCTTAAATTCTTTGATATTGCCTATCATATGAATGCATTCACAAAAATTGAATTTACTGTAGATGATATTGTTCGTTCTTCATTGGTAAAAGATTATATTCTAGCAAAATTGCAACATGAAGACGGAGTAGACTCTGCTAAATAAAATATCATTATAACTACAGGATTACTGAAGTGAACTTTAAACACATTGGATGCGATATCGACTATGATTTGGAAACTGAAACAGTAAACGGCAAGCGATTCTACAAGACGCCAGAGGGATTACTATATCCCTCTGTTACTACCATTACCTCCCAGCACGGCAAAGATAAAATCCTTGAATGGAGAAAACGTGTGGGCGAGGAAGAAGCCAATCGTATTTCAACTAAAGCATCCAGCCGTGGAACTAGAGTACACAAAATTTGCGAAAACTATTTGAACAATGAAGAAGACTTTGCACGTAAGACGATGCCAGATTCTGTCGCTATGTTTAAGTCTTTACAACCTCTATTGGATGAACATGTAAACAACATTCATGCACTAGAGATTCCTTTATATTCACACCATTTAAAAGTTGCTGGTAGAGTTGATTGTATTGCAGAATACGATGGTAAGTTATCTATCATTGACTTCAAGACTTCAGGCAAGTTAAAAGAAGAGAGTTGGATTAAAGGATACTTCATGCAATGTTCTGCGTATGCAGTTATGTACGAAGAACGAACTGGAATACCAGTATCACAAATTGTAATTATGATTGCCGTTGACTCTGAGCATCCACAAGTGTTCATCAAAAAACGCAATGACTACATCAAAGATTTTATATCTTACCGTGAAGCATATGATGCTGTACTGATTGACTAACATGATAAATAGTGATATAATATTATTCGTTCTTATCGTAGGACTACATGCATTTTGGATTTACAAAATTGCAACCTATGATTGGAATAATTTTGACGAAGATAGTAAGGGTGATGATTTTCTGAAGCCTTACGATTGATATTGCTGTATGAAGCAAAGAGAAACAGGTTCTGGACGGGGGTGCGAATCCCCCCACCTCCACCAAAAGTATTCTAAACTGGACGCAGGATCGAAGAAGGTTGAAAGTGGATTGATCCCCACAAGTATGCTGGAGATTAAGAATGCTTTTGATGGGGGTGCATAGTTTCGACAGGGCAAAGAGTAACAGAGTGGACAGCACATCAGCAACGATGTAAAAAGAAGAAAACAAAGTAAACGCAAACGACTCACGTTTCGCATTGGCAGCCTAAACGCTGACTAGGGTTTCGACAGGTTTCCTCGTAACAGAATAACCTGTCACTAATTTATGGAGATTACATGAGCAAAGTTGCATTGATTACAGGAATCACAGGACAAGATGGAAGTTACTTAGCAGAACTTCTATTGAGTAAAGGCTACGAAGTGCATGGACTTGCACGTAGACTCAGCACAGGTTTCAATACTACAAATATTGAACACATCAAAGACGATATCAAACTGCATGTCAGCGATTTAACTGATACTGCAAATGTTCGAAACATCATTGTAAAAACACAACCAGATGAAGTATACAACTTAGCCGCACAATCTCATGTTGGCGTAAGTTTTCAAATGCCCGAATTTACTGGACAAGTAAATGGCATCAGCGTACTCACTATGTTAGAAACAATTCGAGGTTTAGATAAGAGATGTAAATTCTATCAAGCATCAACAAGCGAATTGTATGGTATGGTTCAACAAGTACCTCAAACAGAAAAAACTCCATTCTATCCACGTAGTCCATATGCAGTTGCAAAATTATATGCATATTGGATTACTGTCAACTATCGTGAAAGTTATGACATTCACGCATCTAATGGTATTCTATTCAATCACGAAAGTCCACGTAGAGGTCCTGAATTTGTTACACGTAAAATTGTGCAAGGACTTATGAACGCATGGATGGGAGATAGAAAGCCATTACGTTTGGGTAACTTAGAAGCACTCAGAGATTGGGGTCATGCTAAAGATTACGTAGAAGCAATGTATCTTCTAGTGCAAAAAGATGTATCAGATGACTATGTTATCTCTAGCGGTGAACAACATTCAGTCAGAGACTTCTGTGATATGGTTGCAGACTACATTGGAATTCAAATTGAATGGCAAGGTGAAGGCTTAGACGAAGTTGGTATCGACATGAAAACTGGACAGAGACTCATTGAAGTGTCTGAAGAATTTTATCGTCCTGCTGAAGTGAACACATTGCTTGGTGATTGCACAAAAGCAAAACAGAAGTTAAATTGGGTGCCTAAATATTCTTTCAAAGACTTAGTGCATGAAATGTGTAAATTTGAATTTAAAGAAAACCATTATTAATTATGACAAAACTTGTTTTAGCGACAGGTGGATTTGATCCACTACACTCTGGACATATCTCTTACTTTCAAGATGCGGCTCAACTAGGCGACAGATTAGTTGTTGGCTTGAATAGCGATGCATGGCTCTCTCGTAAGAAGGGTCGTGCATTTATGCCTATTCAAGAACGCATTGCAATCATATCAAATCTTTCAATGGTAAGTGAAGCGTTATCATTTAATGATGACACTAATAACAGCATTGATTGCATTCGTATTCTACTAGAAGAATATCCTAATGCAGAAATCATCTTTGCAAATGGTGGAGACAGAGACCACACTAATGTGCCAGAACAAGATGAGTATGCAGATAATCCAAGAGTGAAGTTCGTGTTTGGTGTCGGTGGACAGAATAAACAAAACAGTAGCCGATGGATTCTTGAAGAGTGGAAAGCACCAAAGACAGACAGACAATGGGGTAACTATCGTGTGCTACATGAGACAGGTAAGACTCTTAAAGTAAAAGAGTTAAACGTTGAACCTGGCAAGTCATTGAGTATGCAGAAGCATGAAAAACGTTCTGAGTTTTGGTTTGTTGCTGAAGGTTATGCGACACTACATACTTCTAACGATGGAATTGAAAAGCTAGTTGGTGTCTTTGGTGAACATGAGGACATTTGGATTCCAAAAGAAAAATGGCACAGACTCTCTAACAATACGAATGAGATGCTGAAATTGATTGAACTTCAATATGGAGAAGAGTGTTCAGAGATGGATATTCTAAGACGATGATTAATATACCAGTAAGTGTCGGTGAACTTGTAGATAAGATTACCATACTCAAAATTAAACGATATCAAATCAAAGATGCAGATAAGTTAGTTAATATACACAAAGAGCATGATGTATTGACTTCTTTGAATGAATATGTTAAAATACAAAAAGATGTGCTAGAACAACAACAGCAATTGATGGAAGTCAA